TAGTTTGGGCATTTGAACAAGAACTCAAAGATGATGATGAAGCTCAATTCTTTGACCACTCTGAAAGCCGTGGCATTGAAGATTGGGAAGAAAGAATGGACAAACTCAAAGTTGACCGTGAAGGTTTAGAGGCACACCAGAAGCGTAAGGCAAATGGTTATAGATTGTTTGGTCGTTACTACCAAAACTTATGGGATTAATATGATTAGTATAATACATTATGTGAGTGCGTACCGTAGATTAAAAGAATCGGATAAAACCATTATGATGCTTGGTGGTGTGGAAGAATGCCAAGAAATGATAGTGGCACAGAACGAAATGATTCGGTTAGAGAAAGAATATTACCATGAAGAAATGGTAAAGTTAGGCTGTATCTGCTTGATATTAGCAATGGTTTGTGTTATACTTTATATTCCATATTACAAAGGATGGATTACATTATGATTAGTAAATTAAAAGATAGTGCAATGCAAATAGTATTTTATGGTTCATGGGCTATGTTGTTTGCCTTTATAATTTATACTGCAAACAAAACAGAATTAGATTCGTTAATTGATTTCAAAGGTGGTATACAGAATCATTTAGTGTGGTCAGTCAAAGGCGAATGTCACTTTGTTAGGCCTGTAGGTAAAACAACCGTGACATTAGTTAGAGTGGAAGATTGTGATAAAAAATGACCAATAAAGATTTTAAACTAAGTAAAGAATCAAAGCGTATGCTTGCTGGCCTACATGGTGAGAAGTATACACAATGGAAAAGAATGATGATTGATGCTGAAGAAGCCGAGAAGAAGGCTAAAATGGCAAAATACAAAGAGCGTAGCACAACTAACCAAGGAGAAGCAACATGAGTTTATTCATTGAAGTAGAATCAGTAGAAAAAGGATGTAAAGTGATAGTAAATTTGGATACAATTATTGAAATTGCTCCTTTACTTGAAGGTGGTTGTGCATTGTTCTACTCTGATGCTTCTGCTGTTGGTGGTAAAAGCCCAATGAAAGTAAGAGATAGTTATACACACTTTCAACAATTAGCAATGCAGATGGTTTCATCTGAAGATATTGCCAAGAAAGTTAAAGCGTTAAAATCTGTTGCCATGGAGATACCAAAATTATGAAATTTAAGTTTACCGGTGAATATGAACCTATGCCGTTTCAAGATGCAATAGCATCCAAGAGAAAGATAGAATTCGAAGCAGAATCTTTGGGTAGTATATTAGAACAGTTTGAAATGTTCCTCAGAGGTTGTGGTTATGTGTTTGAAGGTCAAATAGATATTGTGAATGACTTTGTTGAGACTACTGAATTGGTTGATGATGATGATTTGGATGATGTTAACCAATTCTTTGATAAGGCTAGAGAAGCATCTAAAAAGTTAGATAGTAGTGAATGTTAAAGTGAATGATTTGTTTTTAAACACATTTGAGTGGATTAAGAATGATTGGTATAGTAATCGTTTTCGCTTTATTGTTGAGTTGCTTGCTTGGGCTATCAGTATTGGTTGCGCAATCACGATGGCCTTTACTGTACCCAATCCTCCGCTTCTGGTCTTATATCCTATTTGGATACTTGGCTGCGCTATGTATGCTTGGGCTTCTTTTACTCGCAAATCGTTTGGAATGTTGGCTAACTATCTTTTGTTAGTTACTATTGATACTGTTGGACTATTGAGAATGTTATGAATATATTTTATCTAGATAATGACCCTAAAATTTGTGCTCAAATGCACGTTGATAAACATTGTATAAAAATGATACTTGAATATGCTCAACTTCTTTCTACTGCTCACCGTTTTCTTGATGGCACTATGTCTATTGGCCTCGGTAAAACTGGTCGTAAACAAACTAGATATGTTCTTCCTGATGACCGTGAGTCTGTGTTGTATTCTGCTACTCACCTTAATCATCCTTCGGCAGTTTGGTGTCGCCAATCTGCTATGAATTACCATTGGTTGTATACTTTACTTGTTGAGTGTTGTAAAGAATATACATACCGTTATGGTAAGGTACATAAGTGTGAGAGTAGTGGCTTGGTAAATAGATTACAAACTACACCAACCAATATTGATGCTACTAAAGATTTCACCGAACCAACACCAGCCATGCCTGATGAATGTAAATTGGCAGGTGATTCTATTAATTCCTATCGTAGGTACTATGTGATGAATAAAGAACATCTATGGTCATGGTCAGGTAAGATAAATAGTAGAGAACGACCAAAATGGTTGACTGATATGTTAAAACAAGCGAAAGAGTCCTGTTATGCCATCATATGATTTCTTAAATACTGAGACAAATGAAATTGAAGAACACAAAATGTCCCACACAATTCTCCGTTCTTTTAAAGAGAAGAATCCGCATCTACAACAACACTTTATGGCCAAAAACCTGCCTGTATTCTCTGATGCTGGTCGTATGTCTGTTCCAGGTACTATGACTGCTGACAAAGCCTTTGAACAAGGTGTTATCCAGCGAATGAAAGATACTATTCCAGGTAATACCTTACACAAGAGCCACAAAACTAAGATGCCAAGAGAGTGGTAAATTATTTCTAACTAACTTAAGGAGTTCCATGAGCCAAAAGCGAATAATGACAAAAAGAGAGCGCCTATATCATGAATATAACAACAAAGAAAAAGTTAAAGAAGAATTAATAGAATTATCAAGAAACGTCAGAGAGTATGAGGAGAAGGTAACTACCTCATCATTCGATCCACATAGAACATCATATTACAACTAGCATAAATATAAGTTTAACAATAAAAATAATAAAAAACTATGCCACTACCAGCTTCAGGTGCGTTGTCACTCTCACAAATACAAACTGAAATGGGAGGATCCAATCCCATATCTTTAAGTGAATACTATCGTGGTGGAGGAATAGTTAGAAGCACTTATCCAGATGGAACAGGACCCATCAATGGCAATATACCGACTTCAGGTGTAATAACCATGGCCAATTTTTATAATGGCCAAGGTGTATTTGTATTTACTTCAACTATTGGTACTACAGCTAATTATAATTTAAATTCCGCTATGAGTAGTGCTGGATGGGATGGAGTAAAACCTGTTCTCGCTAATATAACTGTTAGTAATGGTGCTACTGTTTATGGAATTGGATATGGCGGAACTCCTGCGTTTACCATAGGCTCACTTCCAACTTATTCTACTGTGACTGTTACTAATAATGGAGTCATTGCTGGTTATGGAGGATATGGTGCTGCTACTGCAGGTGCTGGAGGTCCTGGAGGTGTAGGTATGAGTATTTCTTATTCAACCACTTTAATTAATTCTAACACAGGTGCAATCTTCGGTGGTGGAGGCGGCGGCGGTGGCGGAGGTGCAGGTCCTGAGTATGGAACTGCTCGAACTGGTGGAAATGGAGGTGATGCTGGAGATGCAATTATTAGATATGCAAATTTATCACTAACCAATAACGGAATTATCGGTGGTGGAGGCGGTGGTGGTGGAGGAGGAGGATCAACCGTATACGATGCAAATGTTTATGAAGGTGGAGGTGGTGGGGCTGGTGGTAGAACGGGTTATCAGGGTGTTGCTTCATTCGGAGGTGCACAAGGTGCAAGTGTGTATTATCTTGGTTGGACTAGAATTCAAAATCCATCTGCAGGTGCAAATGGTTTAACTACTGGTTCTGGAATAGGTTTATATGATGTTTGGACGGGTGATCCAAATCCATTACCTGGAAATGGTGGAGCTGTACAAACTTCAGGTGTTTTTATGGTGGGTTCATATGGCGGCCGAGGAGGTTCACACAATGGAGACCAAAATCCTTGGGCGGGTGATGGAAGACCAGGTCAAGGTGGCCAATTAAATAGCGTTCAGACTTATCCACCATTACAAACCCAAGGTGTTGGAGGACTTGGTGGATATGCAATTCGTTCGGGAGGCGGCACACTTTCAGTTGTAACACTTGGAACAGTTTACGGAACTTATCAATGATTATTAAAAAAGTCTCTTATAGAAAGAAAAATAAAAAATGATTATTAAAGATTTAGAAAAATGGGTACATTATACTC